TGAAGAGGTCTACGATGGGCCCGTAAGCGAGGCTCCGAAGCCGTGGGCTGCACCGTCAGTGTTCGACTTCGAAGACTAAGATGGCGTTCAGACGTATCTCGAACATGTCTGATGCCGAACGAAAAGAACTGGAGAACAAGTACATGGCTAGCGCAGCAGAACTCTTCGCGAAGAAGTCTTTCGACGGGGAGCGTCGCCCCACTCCCCCCAAGTTCGACTCCGTTGGTGACTTCGTGGATGTCCTCCTCGACAAGGAGCCCGTCCGTGAGCAGCAGAAGGAAGTGGGAGGCTCTTGGGAGCCGATGTACCTGGAGAAGGGCCCGTCTGGCTGGAAGCCCAAGAAGGAGTCCGAGCTGACTGAGGGTCGGGACAACTTCCCCCTCATGCAGATCGTCGTTGAGGGTGTGAACCTGGCTACGGGTGAGCGCACCACTCTGTACTTCAACAACAAGGCCAAGATGGAAGCCCTTGAGGCAGCCATGGACAAGACTGATCTCACCATCGGCAACGCTGTCCGCATGAAGCGGATGCCTAACAATGGCAAGCAGTACGGCTGGGAAGTCAAGATCGCTGCCCCGAAGGGTTAGTAGTGAAGACACTGCATCGCAGTGTCAAGCGTGGATTGTCGGCGGGGGAACCTCTTCCCTCGCCGTTCTCCATCTTTGGCACGAAGAAGATCACGTTCCGCAGGTCCAGTCTTCACTTGATCGCTGGGCCTCCCGGCTCCATGAAGACGATGCTCATGATGAACATCGTCAATCAGATGGGGCCTGACGTTCCCACCCTGTACCACTCCTCTGACTCCGACGACTTCACCATGGCCGCTCGTGTACTCTCGATGCGGTCGGGCATGAAGGCTGATGAGGCTGAGCAGATGGTACTCAAGACTCCTCATCTGGCTGAGGCTGTGCTCAAGGAGTTCGAGCACGTCAAGTGGTCCTTCCATGCAGCACCCACGCTGGACCACATGGACAGGGAGGCTGAAGCGTTCCGCGAGGTACGCGGAACGTACCCACACCACACCATCATCGACATCCTGATGGATGTCGACTACGAGGGCGCTGGTGAACAGAACTACTGGGCTCTCATGGCAGAGCTTAAGGTGATGGCTCGTGACCAGCAGACTGCGATCACTATCGTTCACCATACAAGTGAATCGGCAAAGGGTGGCACTCCACCTCCACGAGCCGCGATCATGGGTAAGGCGAGTCAGCTTCCCGTTCTCGTCCTCACCCTTTGGGGTGATGGTCACGCTGGAACGCTCGACGTGGCTTGCGTCAAGAACCGTTTCGGTCCGGGTGACGCCATGGCGAACAAGTTCTTCCGAATGAAGGCAGACCCTGAGGTCTGCCAGATCAGTGAGATCGTAGAGGACACAACTGAGATCGCCTTCAGGGATGGGCCTCGCGTTCCCGAAGACATGAAGATCAATCCTGTCTACTTCGAGGAGTAGTCATGAACTGTCCCATCTGCGGGGAACCGTGTCCCTGCCTGAAGCACTGAGGAATCATTGTGGTTGACTATGAGGGCAAGGGTGACGGTCAGCAGCTCATCTGCATCGACTGCTCCGGCAACGGAACCAGGCTGGACGTGAAGGCTGGAACCAACCCGGACATCCCCGACAAGAACCAGATCTTCAACGTGATCACGAGCGAGACGTGCCCCACATGTCAGGGCACGGGATGGCAGAGGAACTGATGGACCCCTACGAGTTCGGGCGAGCGAGTGCCTTCCTCTCCATCAGCTTGTTCCAGCAGCGGCACTACGGCCGCCCCTGCGAGGACGGCCACCTGTTCTTCGACTTCTGTGAGTGCGAAGACTGTGACGAGAACTGGGAGAACGGCTATCTCCCAACTCCGATCTGCACTCTGTGCGGCGACTGCTTCGATCTGTACGAGGATGAGGACGAAGATGAAGTATGAGGTAGCAGAACGGATCCCTGAGCCCGTCGTCGAGAAGGTGATCACGCTCACCTTGACGACCGAGGAGCTGGGGCTTATCGTCTTCGCCATGAAGTGTCAGTTCGATCAGTACAGTGGGCGGACCGAAGGGGTTCACCTCAAGGATGACCTGGCCTATCTGGAGGGCGTGGTGAACGGCTGATGCACACCAGCTACATGAACGTAGCGGTCAAGGTGGGTACCTTGACCGTCACTCAGGAGGAAGTCGAAGACATCATCTTCGGCCTTAAGTTGGGCCTGCCTGTAGGCAGGACCACAAGTAAGCTGATCCAGCAGTTCCAGACCATGCATCAGCTCCTGGATGGAGCTGAAATTGCCTAGTCAATCGAGAAAGCATCGTGGATACAGGACGCAGAAGGTGTTCGCTGATTACATTCGGCCGACGTTCCCTTATGCTGAACCTACAGGGGCAGGCCGTCCCGGTTCTGACGTACTCGGTACGCCAGGTATCCACTGGGAACTCAAGGCGCGGACAGGCTTCCAGCCTGCCGCCGCTCTCAAGCAGGTCAACGAGGGCAAGAACGTGGACGACATTGGTGTGGTCGTCCTCCGGCTCAACGGTCAGGGTGAGCAGTCCATCGGCAAGTGGGTTGCTCTGGTGGAGGTAGACACAATGATCAAGCTGCTACGAGAGGCAGGGTACTGATGCCCAAGGATGACCCGACAGAGCTGTTCAACGACACGATCGACGCGTATGCTCAGTCTGTCGGGCACGAGCCCGACGAGCAGGAGATGACTGAGATCATGCGCGTGGTGGCTCAGGAGATTCACGACCAGATGGAGAAGTGACATGGAGTCGCTGACCGACGACGAGATCAGTGTTCTGTACGACGTCTTCGTGGAGGTGCAGGACAAGCTTCGCCACTACACTGATGGCGAGATGGGCTGGGATGCGGAGGAGATCGCCACGTTCCACGGCTTGAACCAGACCCTGTGGGATGACGCCAAGCGCCGCAAGCTCTGGTGGGCACGGTAGTCCATGCGGTCCCGTGACAGGGACGCCGAAGAGAAGGTGTGGCCGATCTTTGAGATCGGCCCCATCCTTCAGCACTACGGTGGCGACGAAGTGGACGAGACTGACGGTCGATGGCGCAAGTACCGCTGCCCGTTCCACGGGGAGCGTAACCCCTCAGCCAGCGTGAACGGATACATCAAGGTGTTCAAGTGCCACGCTTGCGATGTCAGCGGTAACGCGGTGCAGTGCATCATGAAGCATGAAGGAATCACCTATGGCCCCGCTCTCAAGCGTGCAAAGGAAATCACTGGAGAGAGCGACGCTCCAGTACAGCCAGCATCTAGGCGAAGCGGAAGACTATCTTCAGGGTCGGGGAATCGGTCCGGAAGTCGCGCGTTCCGTCGCACTTGGCGTAGTCCGTGACCCGCTCCCGGGTCACGAGTACCTCGAAGGGCGACTGGCAATCCCTTACCTGACCGACTCCGGTCCGGTGAACATGACCTTCCGCTGCCTGAAGGATCACAAGTGCAGCAACGAAGGCCACAGTAAGTACATGCTCTGGGCTGGCTTGTCGGCCAACCTCTACTCAGTCCAGTCGATCGCACGAGCGGGAGACTGGATCGCAGTGGCGGAGGGAGAGCTGGATGCCCTCAGTGCCAACATCGCAGGCATCCCCTGCGTGGGGATCAGTGGAGCCGAGAAGTGGCAGGATCACTGGTCCGCCATCTTCGAAGACTTCGTTCGCGTCTACGTCCTTGAGGACGGAGACGATGCAGGGCAGAAGTTCGGTACCGTCCTGGTCAGGGAGACTGGCGCAATCAGAGTTCCCATGCCATCCGGTGAGGATGTAAACTCCATGCTTGTACAGCATGGAGCTGCTTACCTCAAGGGCAGGATCAGGACATGAGCAAGTCGTGGCGTGAGAAGTCTGGCGAACTGAAGCCAGTCAATGGTAAGAAGGTTCGTGACAGAGACTGGCTTGACGAAGTCGACCAGTGGCGTAAAGACATCGACAACGATGAGGACGAAGACAATGAATGACGAGACCTTCCACGCGTACATGATCCTCGCCGACAAGTTCTACGCAGGCAAGAACCCCAACGCTGGCGAGTGGACTGAGTCCTTCATCGTCACTGGGTTCGTTCGCCTTCAGGGCGCACTGGACTGGATTGCCGATGTCGCCAAGGAGAACGGCGTGGAGCAGGAGGACGGCGGCTGGATCGTCACCCTCATGGCCACCCAAAAGGAGCGCCGTGAGTACGGCCTCCTTGAGACCACGTACACCATTGAGCAAGTGGAGATGAACAAGTGACTGGCATTCCCCGCTGGAACGAAATCCCCAAGGACTGGAACCCTGACGCCTCACCTCAGGAGGCTCAGGCGATGGGTCATGAATTCGATGAGCAGTACCAGGAGAATGGCGGCAAGCCCCCAGAGTTCCCGGAGCCCGAGGATGGCTAAGTGTCATGGTTGCGGCTTCCGTGGCTGCATCTGCCCTCCGCTCCCCTCTCCCCCTCAACCGTCAGGTAGGTAGTCATGATCTGTCGACTCTGCGGCCACCCCATTGACGCCACTGGGAACTGCGGGTGTGGCCCTTCGCACCCGGTTCCGCCACCCACGCCTGAACCCAAGAGGTACTAGATGAGTCGTCCCGAGTGGGACGACACCTTCAGTCAGATCGCTCGCATCTGGGCAGAACGCAGCACGTGCTCCCGCCGCAAGGTGGGGGCCGTGCTTGTCCGGGACAACTACGTGATCGGTCAAGGCTACAACGGTGTCGCCTCAGGTAAGCTCCACTGTACAGACGGAGGCTGCCCTCGTGGGCAGCTCTCCTACTCTCAAGTTCCAGCAGGTGCTGACTACAATCAGTTCCCCTGCTACGCCATCCACGCAGAACACAACGCCATCCTGAACGCTGGACTGACGATGGCCAAGGGCGCTACTCTATACGTGACGGAGGCTCCCTGTCAGCAATGCCTCAACCTCATCGAGCATGCCAAGATCGGAAGAGTAGTGGTATGTACCTAGTCCAGGTCTACAAACCGAGCGACAACCAGGGCACGAAGGGACTCCCGAACCCGGGCTTCGTCATCTGGTTCACCGTCAATCAGACGACTCAGGCAGATGTCGCCAAGGAAGAGCTTCAGACCTACAGCTTGTACTACAAGAAGGTTCGCGTCATGCAGACTCAGGACGCCAAGGACGTGACCAGTGATCTGTAAGGACTGCTGTCGTGCGGCCGACACCCCGTACGGGAGCACGCTCGTGTCCATCGTCGATGGCAAGATGCGTGTCGAGAAGGTCGAGCACTGCAAGGATGAGGCCTGCGCCTGCCAGCACAGGACCGGACTGAACAAGGAAGAGTACCTCAATGGCTAGGCTCATGCGTGAGACTCAGACAGCTCTGTACCGCACCGTACGGAAGGAGGCTGACCCTGGCGGCCCCTGGAAGGGGGTCGAAGTGTACGGACCGTACGACACCAAGGCGGTCAACCGGGACTACAACTGGCGAGCTATGTCAGACTCGGCCATGTGGGGTTCCGATCGAGACAACATGGAGAAGGGTCTCCTGCTCATCGAGAAGCAGGAGCTCAAGCCCGTGTTCCACCTGACGCCGGACAACGGTTTGATCCTCGGCCTTGAGTGGGTCACCTACGAGCGGAACGGCGTGAAGCTCCATGACCACTGAGCATGACCGGACAGAAGATGAGACCGAACAGCCCAGTCGAGGCGGACATGATGAGTAACCCAGACCCCAACTCCTACATCCAGTCCAGTGCGAAGCTGCTGGCTGAGACTCTGAGCGGCAAGAACGGTGACTACGCTCCAAGTGGAGAGTTCTCCAACTTCGAGGAAGCGGCAGAGTTCGCAGACATCAAGCCGCACGAGGTGATGTTGGCGCAGATCGGCATCAAGTACAGCCGCATCAAGCGGCTGCTTCAGACTGACACGTCAGCAGTTTACGAGTCCATCCAGGACTCACTCCTCGATCTGGCTGGCTATGCCGTCATCGCTCACGCGTACGCTGACGCCTACCGGACGGATGTGAACTTCGGGCTCTCGCTCCCTCATCCTAGCGTTGAGCGTACCTTCGACGAGAGTGATGAAGATGTGGAGTTCTGAACACCTGGATCTCAAGGAGATCATCAACCAGCTCCTCCTTCTCCAGTCGGAGAATGAAGAGCAAGCCAGGCGCATCAAGCGCCTGGAGGATGCACTGTTCCTGCCGGAGGAGCTTGAGTGAAGTCGACGGACAAGTTCCAGTACTCCAACTGTGACGTCTGGAACGACTACCTCGAAACCTGGGTGCGTGGACGTTACGTCCGCACTCGCCCTGACGGTCAGCACGTCATCCAGATGAACACCCGAGGAGCCTGCACAAGGCGCCTCAGGGAGGCCGATCAGGTGAGGCTGGACCCTTCGGTCCAGCTTGTCCATCCCGAGTTCTCAGAAGACTATCTGAGGCGTTACGTCAAGAAGGTGTCATGAAGTTCGTCAAGCATTTGCTTGCCATGCGCGACTGGTCCTGTAGCAAGGGTCATGTGAATCCGTTCTACGCCAGCCACTGTCAGGCGTGCGGCGAGGCCCGCTGCGGCTAGAACGCAAAGAAAGCCCCCTCCCGGAAGGAGGGGGCTGTTCTCTGTAACTAGCTGTGGAAGCCTGCGGAGTTAGGGTCTCCGACGAACTTACCAAGCAGACCTCGGATCACCTCCGCAGCCGCAGCCGCGCCACTGATGAGAGCAGTCTTCGGGTTGCTCAGATCGGCGAAGCTGTACGTGGACAGAAACGTGAAAGCGAATACTGCTCCAACTCTCAGCAGTAGATCCTTCGCATAGGTACTCAACTCATGCTCCTTCCGGCCATACGTGGTTGATCTGTTCTGCCGTGGCATCGTCGATGATGCCAGTAGGCCTGAGATCGAAGAGGGCCTGGAACCCACGGACGTGAGACTTGGTCTCTTCGTCCAGTTCTCCGGTCTCCTTGCAGCGCAAGACGCGCTGCACGTAGATGACAGCCTCATGTTCCTGCGGACTTGAGGCTACGATGATGCGCCGCTTGTACCAAGTAGGCTTCATGCTCCTACCTTAACAGCAATGCGGCTGACTATGCCCTTGACTTCCGTCACCTCTAGGTGCACGGCTTCCACCTCTGCACGCTGAGTGACCAGACTCTCAAGCACTTCCACCCTGTTGACCAGCTCTGAGATGCGTGAGGACTTCTCCCCGTTCTGACGGTCAAGCTCATCGAGCCTGGCCTGAAGCATCTCCAGAGTGGACGAGGCCATCTCGGCCTCGTGGGATCTGCTGTATCTGGCGCCACCCCAAGCGCCACCCACTATCCCCGCTATGCCTGTAGCCAGGGTTATGATCGCGCTCGTATCCATACTCTCTCCAGAGTAAAGCTAAGCCGCCTCAGCAACCGTTCGCATAACGGCGGTAAGGTAACCACCCAGTGTCCCCCTGTTGGGTCCTGGCGGTGCTAGCTGCGTGTACTTCCAGTCGTCAATGACGACCAAGGCGCTGGTGTTGTCAGCCAGCTCTTGGTACACGATGACATCGCCCTTACGGGCGATCTCCCTGAACGCATCCAGTCGGTCCCTTGCGTATCCGTCATAGCCGTTACGCTGACCGCCCTTGTCCGTCTCTTCATCGAAGAGCTGGAACGTCTGAGTGATGATCCTCTGGCGGATGGAACCAGGAAGAGCCTTGACTTGCCAGCCGTTCAGTACTGCACCGGTTGAGGTGTTGGACGGATTGCGTCTCAGTGTAAACCTCAGCTCGATCCAGTTCTGTGGTCCTGGTGGATTGGGTGTGGTGATGTCACCTTGACCAGGAGCGAACGATGGACCATAGGTTACGTAGGGGATCTCACCTCCTCCTTCAGGGAGGAGGCTCACTTCAAGTTCACCCACCAGTGTTGGTGTTCTGATGGAGAAGAACTTGTACAGCTTCGGCTCTTCCGTGTTGAACCGGATGCGGCCAGTGAGAAGGTAGCCTTCAGGTATCAGCGTGGTTGCAGCCTCCTGGGCTGAACCGCTTCCGATGACTGTGTACACCTTCCGATCGGATGATCCGAACATTGTGACAGTGGTGATGGCGCCCACAGCACCAGACAAGTAGATGTCCCTGGCGTAGGCGTATCTGAGTGGACTGGATGTAGTCGTACCCTGCACCTGCTCACCCAAGTCGATCCTGTACAGCCCGGATGAACCGTCATGCTGCAAGGTAGAGCCGGTGAACATGTACTGATCGAAGCCTGCGATGCCCTTGCATCCACCGGTGATGTTAAACAACAGCGGCCCATACTGGATGTCACCATTGTTGTCGAACTGCCCGACCCTGAAACCCTTGGTGGTTGCGATACCAACGAAGGTCCCGAGGTAGGAGTAGCCGGTGTTGACGCGCTCACCACCCGGCATGATGGCAGTGATGATGCCAGCACCAATGACCGGAGTGGCAGTGGATGTGTCGATGGTGAACTTGTAGATGTAGCCGTTCGTGCTGTCATTGCCACATGCGTAGAAGGCGTTGGGTCCGTCGAAGAAGGATGTCCACACGAAGTTCGGGTTCGGGTGAGTGTAAGTAGCAGTCGGCAGAGCCGGGCCGCCACCAGTCGGCAGCAGAACGTAGAGGTTCGCACCTGATGCACCAAGGAGCCTGCCCTTCACGAACTCAACCATGTCAAGGTTTGCCGTGTAAGACTGAACCGCCGCTCCTGCATCCGTTCCAGACCAGAGGCCGTTGTCCTTGGCGAGCCAGTAGGTGGAACCACTGGAAGTGATCCAGTGGTTCGTACCAGCACCGTCAGTGATCGATGTAGTGGCAGCGTCGGTCACCTTGTTCAGGGTGGTGGCATTCATCTGCCAGTACGAGTCGACACCACCAGCGTCCACGTAACCCCGCACCATCAAAGGTGCGGGACCAACGTCAGCCAGCTTGACCGAGGAGTTCCTCAGCAGCTTCAGGTTGCCAGGACTCCACGAGTCGATACCCAAGGAGTCGTTGAACCTGGTGTTGTGCTGACGCAGGTAGGTGTTCGTCTGGTCGGGGTCCTGATAGAGGACCCCGGCACCCTGACCGAAGTCGGACTGCGAACGAAGCCACCAGCCCTGAAGGGACTGCTCACCAGGCTCAGCGAAGGAGTCGAACTGCTCCTTGCGAATGGGAGCCATGCCCTCCGTGTAGGGCCACTGGTCTCTCGTTGCCGACAGGAAGGGAATGCCACCAACAGCGTAGTCGTACTCCACATCCTGGAGGCCATACAGGCCTCCAGATCCAACACTTCCAGAGCTTGAGAGTTCCCACGGTATCCGGCGAACGATGTCAGCCATTGATGAACTCCTCAGGAAGTGTCGGACTCGTACATGCCGGTGATGCGAATGAAGTTACCGTTCGCCCACGCTCCACCCATGACAGTCTGGGACACGTTGGTGAGAGCGCAGTTACCAGTAGCGGTAGGAGCGAAGAGCTGGAACGTGCTGGCTGTAGGAGCCAGCGTTCCGTCAGCGTGGAACCGGTTACCAGCGACAGAGCCGTTGGCACTGGCCACAAAGACTGGAGTGCCAGATGCGTTGGTGACGTTGTGCAGAGGCGGCAAGGAGAAGCTCCAGGCACCGCTTCCTGCGGTGCTGGTGGAACCGAACACGAACTCCATGGCGAAGAGGACCGTCTTGCCGATCGTGTAGAAGCGGCCGATGATGGAGCCGTTGCCGACCGTTGGGTTGGTGGTGGCGGCGGTGAGGACCGGAGTGTAAGCAGTCCACACAGCGTTGGTCAGAAAGAGGTCTCGTGCGGTCATCAGGCCCGTGCGAGAGAAGGAACCGACCAGAGCCCCAGTCTCATCTTCCCAGTTCGTTACAGAGCCACTGGAGGCCGAGCCAGCCTTGAGCTCCAGCACCACAGCAGCGGCAGCGGAGTCACCAATGACTCGTGCACCCTTCTCCATGAACGTCTTACCGGCAGAGCCGACAGCGAACAGGGTGGTGGGAGTGGAGTCCTTGACCTGCATGATGTCAGTGGTCATGGTGGCTGGTGCCTGCACGTAGAGCTGAGGCACGGACGGTGCCGTACCCACCAGGCTCAGTCCACCATGAGTGAACCATGCGGACCGGACAGCGCTGTCTGCGCTGTTCCGGATGGTGAATGCTCGTGCGGTAGAGACCGCACTGTCATTCTCCGGGATCACGGTGTAGCCGTTGGAGGAGTTGCTCAGCTTGGTGTTGACTGCACCAGAGGACCGGACGCTGAACACGTCAGTCGTGCCATCGAACTCAGTCACCCTCAGTCGGTAGTCCGTGATGGACGAGTCCTGAGTGGTACTCCGGTTGATGACCTTGATGTTGCCATCGTTCGCGACCAGGGCAACAGTGTTGCTGGCCACGTCAGGCTTCCAGTTCTGGAGATCGGCGGAAGGCTGAGCAGCGTCGCCCTGGACGGTGGTCGTCCAGGCGCCACCAGTCGGGCCGTTCTTGATGAGGATGCGGTTGAGAGTTCCGGTTGCATCAATGAAAGTCTTGTTGCTGAGGGTCTGCACATCGTTGGTGCCCACGATGGCCGAGCCACCCGCGAGGCCATGGATGCCAGTAGTGGAGTTCTCGTGGAACCTGGAGTCCGCGAAGTCACGTGCACTGGACACGTGACGCACCAGAGCACCAGCATTGTGCACCGTCGCAGACGTACCATCGATGGCCCTGGTCACCGTGAGAGAAGTACCAGCGATCAGGGTGACTTCCACGAGCTCCTCGTTCGGGGCGCTGTAGTCCAGCGCCAGAGTGAACGGAGTAGAGGAAGGAAAACCAGTAGTCGCAGCCACGTTGATGACAGTGGTCGCACCGGAGATGGAGCTGGTGAGCGTGGTCTGCTGCGAGATGCTCGAATAGAAACGTGTGGTCAACTGTCACACCTCCATGGTATAGTTGGGTTCATGAGGAAGAAAACCATTCTTGACATGGACTGGCTTCAGGCCAGAACCGCTATCGAACCCGATGGATGCTGGAGGTGGACCAAAAGCATCATGAGTCACGGGTATGGACAAGCCATGGTGAACGGTCAGCACACCACGGCACACAGGGCCGCTTACTACATCAAGCATGGCGAGTGGCCCAACATCGCTCGCCACACCTGTGATCATCGCTACTGCGCCAACCCTGATCACATCATCAACGGAACGATCGCAGACAACTCTCGCGACTATGCCGAGAGGGGGCGTGGTCACAAGGGTGAGGATCACGAGAGAGCCAAGCTGAGCGACAGGGATGTGATCGTCATCAGGCGAGCCATCTCCCTTGGATTCAGGAACGCCGACATCGCCAAGAAGTACAATGTAGTTCCATCTACCATCTCCCATATCAGGACGGGTGCCCGAAGGCGCACCCGCTGACTCAGGAGTTGAAGGTCTGGTAGGACTCGAACAGTCGCTGAAGTCGAGTGCGCTCTTCATCCAGTCGCTTCTGATACAGACTGAAGAAGAACTTGGAGGCGTCTGCCGCCGAACCGGACGGAACGAGCGGTGCACGCTCGGTCGCCTCAATGCTCTGCTGCTGAAGCCTTGCGGCCTCATACGCTGGCAGGAGGCGCCAGGTGGCGCCGAAGGAGATCAGGTCCACGTAGCGTTCCGGGAAGCCTGTAGACGTGAACAGATCGGTTCCCAGCGTCAGTGTGGTGGGTGCTGTCGTGTAGGTGACACGGATGTTCCGGCCAGGGATGATGCCATCAAAGACCTGGATGCTCTTGCCGGTCGGTGTCGGAGTTGGCTTCACCTGACCAGCAGTGGTGGAAGCGACAGGGTTGAAGCGCCACTTCTGCACAGGGAACCAGACACCGGACGGACCAATAGTGTTGGACACCACCTTGTACACATCATCCGCATCAGCGGGGATGGGGTACTCATAGCGTGCTGCGATCTTTGGGAACTCGAACTCGTTGAACACCCAGAGATCCGGGTAGACACCGTTGATGGTGTCGTTGATCGCTTCCCTGATCCGCTTCTGAGGGAAGCGGGGATCATCGGTGACGATGTCATTGACAGCATGGGTGGTAGCTACGGTGCCGTTGATTCCACGTCCGTTGAGACCACCCATGACAGTGACCGTTCCAGAAGAACGGTCATACTTCTTCACCATGATCATCTCATCCCCGATCTCCACCAGACCTCGCGAGAGGTTGGTGGCAGTCTCAGGGTCAACCATGAAGGTAGTGTCCGTGGCAGTCATAGCCTGAGTCAGAAAGGAAATGGATGCCTGATCAAGTACGTAGCCGAGAAGCTGCTGCTTGACCCTGGCTACCAGATCATCAAACGTGACTGCCACGAGTCACTCCTTACGTAGGTTAGTTGACCTGAGTGGCCACGATGGTTGCTGAGTACAGACTCGAAGCAGTGGCAGCACCGGTGGCATTGATCGTGATTGCCTGCGTTCCGTCAGGCGCACACTGGAAGAAGAACTTGGCGACAGGGTTGCTGGTGGCAGTACTCGTGTACGCCATCTTCGAGAGGACGGTAGTTGCGCCTACGCGCAACTCCATGTTGGACACGTCGGCTGCGGCAAGGGTGCCACTCATGCCAATCGTGATGTCCAGGTCGTACAGCCCAGCAGGCAGACTGCCCGAAGCTATGGTGGCGATGGCCGTTCCAGCGGTAGGCGCTGCCACTGAACCACCTGCTCCGACACTCACCCTGAAGGGTGGCGTCTGAGTTCCAACGATCGGAAGGGCACCACCATTGGAGGTGACACCTTCGATCTTGACGACCATTTCGGCCACGGTTACTCCTTACAACAGGAAGCCATTGATGGTGACGGAGGCGCTTGAGGCGCCTCCAGTATTGAAGTCGAGAGTCATGTCTGCATCACCTGCACGGCATACGATCTCGATCATTCCTGACTGAGCCACCGTGGTCAGTGCCAGTCCGGTCATGCTGAGCTGGTGAACGATGGTGGATGCGGCAGGTTCCACGCCAGTGCCGCCACCAGTGATGCTCACCCGTGGAGTTGCGGTGCCAGCAACGGAGACCGAAGCTGCGATGAAGATGTCGGCACAGAGAACACGTCCAGCAGGAACCGTAACGACGGTTCCCGTAGTGGTACGAGTAGAACACCGGACGTCACCGGCGCTCGGGTTCGTGGCTATCACAGTTCACTCCAAACGACGCTGACGTTCCACACTTGGTCTACATCTCCACCCGAACAGTTGATGGCAATGCCTTCACCTGGAACGAGGGAGAAGATGCCAGCGCCCGGAGGGACGCTGACGATGTGAATGAACTGACCGCCACCTGCGCCAGTGGTCACGGCTGGTGGCGTGTTCCAGAGTCCGGCACCCAAGGTGACTGTCGGGTTGCCAGTTCTGATCTCACCAGCAGGGTTGGGCTGAGAAGTCTGGAACTTGCCGATGGAGGCAGCGGAAGCCACTGTGCCGCCCGTTGGGGCGGCAGCTATCCGATAGCCCCTCATGGGGGCTGTGGTGGACGCGGCGGAGCCAGAAACCATGGAGATGAAGGCGCCACCGAACAGCACGGTCTTGCTTGAGCCGACCGGATTGAACAGAGTGAGATACGTGTTAGCCGCAACCACCCCAGGAACCTGAGGGAATGAGGCCACATACGATCCGGTGAGAGCTGGATTCTGCACTGCGCTGGTGAACAGCGGAGTGGTGATGGTGTTGGCCGGAGTGACAGCTATGGGCTGACCAGTTACGGCAACGTTGGTTGTGCCTGACGGAACCGTGGTCACAGTTCCAGTCACGGGAACTGCCCCAGAAGATGGAGTCACTCCCTCAAGTCTTACGGCCATCTCGGCCACATCGACTCCTTAAGATCCGTATGCTCTCCCCGTAGCATCAGAGATCTTCATGGCCTGTTCGACCTTGGCCATCGTGGTGCCATCTGGTCGCACGCCCTGACGGCGTGCGTCTCTGTAAGCCTGGAGCTCCCGCTCCGTGCTGATGGTCTTTTTGGTGTCGGCAAGGTTCGGGTTCAGGTTGAGGTTCTTGCTCCTCATGCATTCCCCGAACGTTGCATGGTTCTTGGTGACACAAGAACTGGAGCAGTTCTTACCTAGCTTGGCTTTCCTGGGCATGAGCACTCCATTACGTTCCGGTGGCACCGCTGACAGAAGATCGGAGTGGTACCAGTGCAGGTACAGTCTTCGAAGTTTCGCTTGCAGACAGGGCAGATGCCAGTCACTGATTCCTCGCAATAGCAGCGTTGGCCCACATCGTGGCTTCCTCGATCTTGGTGAGAGCGATGGACTTCTCACGAGATTCTGGAAGAATCTCATCCAAGTGGCGAGCCAGGCTGTAGGCCTGTGCTCGGACGTCCTCGTGGGCCGAAGCTACTTCATGAGTCTTGGGCGGGTGATACTTGTAGTTGTTGGTCAGATCAGTCACGGTCGCCCACGCTGTTCGTCCGGTAGATACCCTGACGCTGAGAGTCGTGATCGGAGCCGAGTGAAGCGTACTCGTGCATCGCGATGACACCAGCCAGGTTCGTCTCCAGAATGCCCTTCTCGTTGTTCTCCCTCAGGTTGACGTTGCCGCCAGGGCCATTGAGGGGCAGCGTGCAGGAGCATGGAAGGACGTGGTAGTAGGGCGAGCAGGCTTCCTTGGCAGGGTCATAACGAGCGGCCTGGTCATCCGTGCCAACGGAGTAGCCGTCAACCTTGGGAGCTTCCATTACTTCGCCTTCTTCCTGCCAGCGGCAGCCATCTTCGCCATCTTGGCGTTGCCGTACTTCTTCCTGCCTGCGGCTGCGGCTATGGCCGCACCCTTCTTGCCACCACCAGCAGCCTTAGCTACCGCAGCGAATCGTCCGCCCTGACCTAGAGGGGCCTTCTTGTTGGGCTTAGCCATTCAGCTCACTCAACCTTTCATACTTCTCTTCGGTAGTGTGTCCATCCCATTGGGCGAACTTGCGAACGCTCAGGTGACTGAACAGATCCATGTCATCGGGGTTGATGTGCCAGGAGAGTTGACCTTCTGGCGTGTCGACGTACAGGACTGCCCAGTTGGGTTCGTCTGGATCTGAGTAGCACAGGTATGACGGGAACCTCTTGGAGAGGTATGAAGTCAGGTAAGCGCGCTCTCTGTAAATGTCCATCATGGCGCCAGTACGAAGTTCGAGTTGTCGATCCCAATACCAGAGGCAATGAGATCTGCCTTCACGGTGTCGTTTACGATCCACTCGTATCCGCCACGGAAGTAGTGGAGCCCCGCAGAGGGCTCCGGGTAAGGGTCAGTCGGAACCGTTGGAAGGTTGACTGCCCCGAGTTCATTGGTGTACGAGTCGTAACGCACAAGCTCATACACGTGAGGTGAGACTTCCTGGACACTGACGCCACGGTTCATTGAGAACCGTTCCATCAGGGGGTTCCAGGCGAACGGAGCCTCCCGCGTCACAGGGGTGGTGAACAACCAGTTGGCCACGAGAGGCTCCAATCATTTACGCGCTGGTGAGCCAGGTCGTACCAGTGTTGCGAAGGCTGATGGTGCCGATGGCACCAGCAGAACCCACGGCAACCGTGGCGGAGGCGTTACCGTTGATGTTGCCAGTAACGTTCACGACATTGGTGGCCGTAGCGTCCCGGCGGACAAGGTAGACGCGGCCCGGCTGAACAGTCAGCGGGTCCGGAATAGCAATGTTCACAGGGTTCGCGCCAGGGCTGACACCAATGAAGTAGTCGTTGTTCGTCGCCGTAGTGGCAGCCGTCACGAGACGGACAGTCTCGGACGTGTTGTCAAGACCAGACATTGTGCTCCTTAAATGGAAGAGGGGCCCCGTAGGGCCCCTCAACTACATTACGTCAGGTGGATGCTGGACGTGGTCTCGGTGCGGATGAGCGCCTCGGGACGGTACAGCGACCAGCCTGCGACACCGTACCAACCAAGCGGCTGGAAACGGGTCAGCTTGTCCACAACCGGGCCTCGCACGGTGTGGAACTCTTCGGCAACCGCCTCGGCGAGAGCCTGCTGACCAACCGTGTAGGTCTGGAAAACGCGGGTCGGAGTCGTACCAGCGTTGACAACGGACTGAACACGCGGGGTCTCGATGAAGACCGAGCCCTCGTACTCACCGATCTCACCGGCCCAGATGTTGCCAGCCGAGGAGTACTCGTGCGGCGCCCGCCAGGCAGCGCCACCAGACTCAGCACGAAGGTCGTGAGAGACCTCAGGGCTGATGTACGTGGTGTAGAAGGAACCCTTGTTCGGGTGGACCTTCTGGTTGCGCAGCTTGGCAACAGCCAGACGGACAGCCTTGGAGCTGTACGTCGAAGTGGGCTGGACACCGTTGGTGGTACCACCGTTGTAGGTAGGAGCAACGGAGGCCGGGTCACCGTTCTGACGGATGACCTGAGTACCAGTGGCAAGAACGTTCTGGACGATCAGGTCGACAGAGTCGACGAGGTTCCACGCGACCTGGTTGACAAGACCAGCCGTGACGTCCGTGAAGGACATCAGGTCAAGCTTGTTGGAGACCAGGATCGAGTTACCGTACTCGTTCAGAGTGACGGAAACCGTGGTGGGGTTACCGGCCGCAACGGCGTCCGGGTCGACCAGCTCGTTGAGCGGCGTGATCTGCTGGGCAAGGTCCTGGTAGATCTCGAACACAACAGAGGAACCCGGCATGGCCTGCTGCACAGGTCGCTTGTCGGCGACCTGACGGAAGGTGGGCTGGGCACGGAGCGCGAACTCAAGAGCGCGGTCATAGGTCGTCTGGACAAGGTTGCCCATTGCGGTAGTGCCGGTAAAAGCGTTAGCCATTGTGGCTCACTCCTTCAAGGAGCGGAACTCAGCCAAGCGTCTTCCACGCATTGATGAGATCCTGAGTACTGCTAGCATCGTTGACCCGACCGAACGCGGCCTCAGCGTTACCGAGCGGGGCGCCCTGAGCGCCCGCTTCCTGCATCTGCTGGAACTGTCGTGCCAGCTCACCGTCCATGACGGGAGCTGCTGGTGGATCAACTGGATTGATCGGGGCAGGCGCCCCACTTCCACCGAAGACAGACTTCATAGTGGTTGCCCACTCCTTGATCTTCTCCGGCTCGGCCTCTCCCTGGTACAGCGAAGCTGCTCCGGGAACGCCCAGTTCGCTGAAGACTGACGAGACCTTCTGCTGACGTAGGTCAGCCTGGATCTGAGTGAGCTGAGTCTTCAGCTCATCATTCATGGCCTTCTGCTTGTCGTACGCCTTACGAAGTGCCTCAGGACCGTTGAAGTTGGTTGGGTCCTGGCCTTCGTAGCCGTTGTCTTCTGCTCCCCAATTGGTCATGCTTAGCTCCTAGTTAGAAGTGAACGCCAAAACCCCGCACCTAGGGGATGCGGGGCTGCTCGTTCGATGATGCTGGTCTTAGATGTACAGTCAACGTTGCCAGCTTACGTTGACCGGTCTGGTATACAGGAGTCGAACCTGTCTGATCCTGCTCCCAAAGCAGGTGCCTTACCGATCGGCATATACCAGGTTGCCACTCTTTATCTCCGGGGTGGCTCCCGTCCCAACTTCCAGCAGGCCAAGCCTAGCTGACTGATCAGGTCAGATTCTTGGTGCGTGACCATGAAAGATGCGCGGCTCACGGACACACCTGGTAGGTCATCGGGCAGTTTGTGTGGACGATACAACCGTCCGTGGGGATGATGTTACGTTGCCAGCGATTCGTTGGCAAGTGCATTTTGAGCGGTGCCAGCAGCACCGCTGAAGTTGCCAACCTCACGGCCCACGAGACGACGCTGCTCCTGAAGAGCAGCGGCATTCTGATTGAACACTGCCTGCTCTGAAGTCTGCTGCGTGTACGGCTGACCGCCATAGATCGCAGACAGGTTCTGGTAGTTCTTCAGATTCTGAGCGATGTTCGAGTAGCCCTGCTGTGCCTGCTGACCAGTGATGCCCTGGTTGGCCAGGGATGCAGCGTAGTCCTGGTTGAACGTCAGCCCCTGGTTCAGGGCTTCCGCTCCGATGGCTGCCGTTGCGGCAGCCTTCTGAAGGTGAGGAAGAGCCTTGGTCGGATCGAGGAAGTAAGCGGTGAGTTCACTGTCCTGGATGCCCATCTGGTTCAGGGCCTGACGGTAGCTTGGATTGGAGAGGACCGTGGCCTGTGTGGCCAGGTCTACCCTTGACTGGATCTCCGTGGGACTGACGTTCTTCCCGATCCAGGTTGTAAAGTCTGAGGGCTGATCATAGAACCCGACTGGTAGACCAGCAGACTGCATGATCTGTCGATAGGAAGCCTCAGTAGATAGGTACTCTCCTGGGGACAGCACTGGCAGTCCAGCAGCTTTGCGAGCTTCGTTACCAGCGAAGCGAGTCTTGTACTCAGGCGTGTCCTGAAGCAGGATCGAGATCGTGTCACCAGAGTATCCGTTCTTTACGTAGTCGTAAATCTTCGGAGCCAGTGAGTCAAGGCCGTATGACTTGAACAGGTTGGTGATGGCAAGGTAGGCGTCACGCTGAGCACCCTGAAGCAGATCCTGATAGGGCTTGTCCGCTGGATTCTGCGGTCTCATCGTACCGGCAGCAGCCGCAGCAGCGGCAGCGGCAGCAGACTGCCCGGTACCAGTAATACCCGTAGCTGCCGCCCTTGCGGCAGCGGCAGCTTGAGCTGCTGCCTGAGCTGGTGTGCTCATGTCTTCTCCTAGTACTTGACGCCGAAGTCGGTGAGGACTTGATGAGCAACCTGCATCATGCTGTCCTGTGCGTTCTTGGTTGCCTTCCACCTAGGATCGGATCGAAGGTCAGTCTCGAACTGCCAGATGGGCTTGACTACGTTCGCTCCAGTCTTGGGATCCTTCGACTGAAGAGCGCTCTTCACCATAGGATCAAACAAGTTGATGGACCCTGGAGGAACCTCCAGGATAGTTGCGTATGACTGGAGGTAAGGTGAGGCCAGATCCATTACGGTCTGACCTGCATCGATCTGCTTGGCCCATGTGGGGAACATGGTCTTTGCTGTACGCCTCAGTTCGTCTTCAGCGTCCTGCTGTGTGGCCTGGCCACGTACGATCTTCTGAGCCCACTGCTGGTACCAGCTATCGGAGTTCTGAATGCCCATGGAGTAGCTGAACTGGTTCAGCTTGTCGATGTCATCCCCTGCTTCTCCAAGCCGCTGTCCCGGCTTGAAGACCATCAGTCTTCCGATCTCGTTCCTGATCTGAGCATCCGACCAGCCGTACATCACAGCAGCACTGACGATGTTGTCAATGCCCTTGGCGTCCACGGCTGAACCCATGCCACGAGCCATTGTGGTGATCTTCAGGTTCATGGCGTCGACCTGCCGCTTGGCAGTGGCAGGGTCGCCATACTGGAGCATCAGGAAGTCGCGAGCGGTCTTGCCGTTGTTCTTCCACCAGTTCGTGTCACGAAGAGAAGCCTGGAACTTCTGAGCCGTCCAGCCACCAGATACGGCCTTGGAAAACAGGGCCTTCAGTTCACTGTTCGAGTTGAGCAGGGAGGATACGAAGCCATAGCTTTCGGCTGTCTCCTGTGGGCTCATTGGTGCCGCCTTGGGTATTGATGAACTGGAGCCTGAACCTGAACCGTAGGCACCGGCAACCCCTCCAGGGGTGCCACCTGTATCGGGATTGAAGGTACCGCCGTAGTACTGCTTGTACGCCCCGCTGCCGTACGTTGACCAAGGACCCCAAGAGGTTCCCCCCTTGGACATCTTGTAGGCCACCTTGGCGTTGACCAGAGGGTCATACAGATCTTCGTTGCTTGACAGTCCGTATTGTCTGCGACGCTCGGGGCCCATTGCCCCGAGCATGTTGATCTGGAACAGGCCGTAAGAGTTGTCGCCAGTCCTGACGTCAGGGTTGTGAGCTCTGGCCGAACCACCAGACTCAGCCATGGCGATGGCGTAAGCCATCTTCAGACCGTTACCGGTGAATCCCGCTTGTCGCAGGATCGACATGAGATCAGCCATGCTGGTTCCCCTTGATCAGCCCCATTGACTGGAGCACATTGAATCCAGCGTTCATCGTGGCGTCCTGAGCGTTCTTCGTCTTGGCCCATCGAGGGTCGTTGCGAAGCTGGTTCTCGAAGTCCAGAAGGTTCTTACCAGTGGGCTTGCCGTCCTTGTTCAGTCCGTTCATCGCAGTCTTGATCGTGGGGTCCTGCATGTTCAGGCTGGTCGCTGGTATCTCAAGCTCCTTGGCCATGGTCTGGATGTAGGGCTGAGCGATGTCCTGCATGTTCTGACCAGCATCGATCTGAGCGGCGTAGCCAGGGTAAGCGGACTTGGCCTGCTCCCTGATCTGCGACTCGAAGTCCTGCGTGGTGGACAGCTTCTTCACCACCAGTGCGGCTTGGTTCTTCAGCGTCTGGTCGTCGATGGAGACGCCATTGGCGTAGGCGAACTGCTTCATGGTGTAGGCATGCATACCTGCTTCACCAGTCAGCGTGCCGTCCTTGGTGAAGCTGACGTACTGACCGAGAACCTGACGAATGCCATCTTCGTCCAGACCAGAGTTCATGACAGACTCAGAGATCTTGTCAAGCTGAGAGGTTGGTACAGCGGCACCCATCTTGGATGCCAGCATCTGAACCTGGAGCTTGGTGGCATCCATGGTCGCCTTGTAGGTGGCAGGGTCCGTGGTCTTCTGGAGCTGCGCTTGACGCGCAGTGTCCGAAGTCTTCTTCCACCAAGCGGTATCCCTGAGTGCAGCCTGGAACTTGTCGGCAGTCCAGGTTCCAGCCACAGCCTGATCGAAGATCTTCTTCACATCAGGGATGGAGTTGAGGAAGGCGAAGGACCAACCATAGTTGGCGGCCAGCTCTTCAGGGCTTAGCTTCACCTGCTCCTGAGGGGC